GAGGATTGGTTATTAGGTGGGGAGGGGGAGGGGGATTATTATAGTATAATGGTGATGGGGAATGGTTTATTTTACAATGGTGTTTGTTTAAGGGAGATATATTATTTACAGGATTACAGGTTAAGGATAAACAGGTTTATAGATATAGATTATGGGTTGATGTACAGGGAGATATTGGAGAGGGGGTATAATGTAGTAGTGATAAAGGATAGGTATTTATTTCATTGGAGGTTATATGTATATTTTTATTTATTGAGGGTAATGGGTATATTTTACAGGGGTATATTGAGTGGGGGTGATGTATTAGGTAGTTATTTATGGAGGTATAGGATGTTATGTAGTGATTATGGGCATTTAGTATTTCACGGGTATTTAGAGGCTTTATGGGGTAGTTTATTAAGGTTATTATTAAGGTTAAGGGGGGGTGATAGTAGTTTAGATTTTGGGCATTATGGCAGGAATGGGAATAATTTTACGATAAGGTTCAGGTTGGGGAATATAGGTTGGGTGAATTATGGTAACAAGCGTTATGGGGTTGGAGAGGGTTTAGATATTAGTGAGTTATATGGTGTATGCAAGTGTATAAGTAAAAAAGGGGATTAGTATATGGAATTAGGTATAATAGAGCGTATTGGGGATAGATATGAGGTAAGTGAGGATTATCGTTTATATTGGCGTAATTTGGTAGTAGGTTTAGGGGAGGTTGAGGAATATTTTTTGAGGAGGTATGTATATTGGTATTATTGCAGTGTATATGTATATGGGGACATTACGTTGCGTGGGGAGGTGATATACAGGGACATATTTAGTAGGGAGATGAGCGGGGAGGAGTATAGTAATTTATTGGGGGTATTGGGTAATTTAGTGGATAGGATATTAGAGGAGGTAGGCAATCAGGAGGAGCGTGTTTATAGGAGGTTAGTGGAGCGTATAGACAGGGTAGTTAGGGATTATAGTGGGAGTGATATAGATGTAGAGAGTGAGCCGAAGAAGGTGAAGGCGATATTAGATATGGTGAAATTGAGGAAGGAGTTGGGATTGGTATTAGGGTTAGGGGGTGTATCTGGCAGTAAGCGTAGGAGGGGGAATATGGAGGAGGGTTTAATAGACAGGTTGATATAGGTTGGTATATTTTATTAAAATATATTTTATTATGGAGCGCAGGTATATAGATGAATTGATTAGGGCGAGGTTAGGTTGTCCTTATGTAGAGGGGGAGGAGGGGTATATAGGTTGGTGGAGGGAGGAGTTGAATAGGTGTTTATACGGGTATGAAGTAGGGGGTAAGTTGATAACTGGGGAGTATTATTTTTTTTTGAATTATTTTAAGATAAACAAGTTAGAGGGAGGTAAGGTAGTATTAGGTTATCCGAATTATAGTGAGGAGGACAGGGAGTTATTTTATTTAGTGGAATTAGCATTTAGTAGTGGGAAGAATTTGCTTGTAATAACTGGGAGGGGTTATGGTAAGAGTTACATAGGGGCTTGTATATTATCGCATAGTTATACATTTTACAGGAATAGTTATGCTTTATTGGGTGCGAGTACGTATCCACATGGTATAAAGTTATGGAAGAAGATGGTGGAGGGATTAGATAGTTTGCCGAAGGAGATGCGTCATAGTAAGATAAAGGACAAGGAGGGGTATATAATGAGTGGGGTAGAGTATATAGGGGAGAAGGGGGAGAGGTTGCGAAAGGGTTTTAATAGTGAGGTAGAGATGATAATATTTGATGATAGTGGCAAGGCGAGGGGTGGGAGACCGAGGAGGGTTATATTAGATGAGGTAGGTAGTTGGAAGAGCAATTTGAAGGATAGTTACAAGGCTGTGGAGAATAGTTTGTACAGGGGTAGTATAAGGACTGGTGTAGCGATATTATTTGGTACTGGTGGGGAGATGAAGAGTGGTGGTAGTATAGAGGCGAGGGATATGTTTTTTAATCCTGATGCTTTTAATTTGTATAGTTTTGAGGTTGATAATGGGAAGAGGGTATGTTATTTTATACCTGCTTACAAGAAGTTAGAGGGGTATTATGGTGAGGATGGGGTAAGTGATGAAGTTGGGGCGAGGGTTTATTTAGAGGGGAAGCGTAACAAGTTATTAGAGAGTGGTGATATAGGGGCATATGAGAGTTTTATACAAGAGATGCCGTTTGAGGTAAATGAAGCGTTTTTAGTAAGCAATATAACGCCATTTTCGTTTGTGAGGAAGCGGTTAGAGGAGTTGTTATTGATAAGTGATAGGGAGTATAGGGAAATAGTGAGGAGGGGTGTATTATATTGTAATGGATATAGGAGTGGTATTGAGGTGGAGGTAGAGTTTAAGGAGGACAGGTTAGGGAATTTTGTAATAATAGATGAGCCTATACGTGTAGGTGGGGTAGTGGAGGAGGGGAGGTACATAGCGGGTTGTGATAGTTATGACCAAGACAAGAGTTTATGGAGTAAGAGTAAGGGAGCTGTATATGTATTTGACAGGTTGGAGGGGAAGTTTGTTGCGGAGTATGTAGATAGACCGAGCAATGTAGAGGATTTTTACGAGGGTGTATTAAGTTTATGTTTGTATTACAATGCGAAGGTGATGGTGGAGCATAGTAAGATAGGTATAATTTCGTATTTGAAGCAGGTAGGTTGGGGTAGTATATTAGCGAGTAGTCCGAGGTTATTGAATATAGGGTTAAAGTATAGTAGGGTAACGAACAAGTATGGTTATGTTATGGATTATAGGAGGAAGATGTTTGCTGTGGAAAGGTTTAGTAAGTATTTGAAGGAGGGTATGGAGAAGTTATGGATAAGGGAGCAAGTGGAAGACATAATGAATTTTAATTTTGAGGGGAATGAGTATGACAGGACGATAGCGAGTATGTTATGTTTGATATATGATGAGGAGTTGCGTTTAGGTTTTGAGGAGCGTAGTAGTAGTTTTAAGTTTCCTACATGGCGTAGGGAGGGGGATAAATTTGTATTTGGATAAATTATTATATTATGAAAGGGTTTGTAAAGTTAAAGGAGTTTTTTAATTTTAGGGAGATAGGGAATGGTTATATAGAGGTAGTTGTAGGGGGTGGGAATGTATATGATATGATAGAGTTTATGGGTTATATGATGGGGAGGGGTTTAGGAGATGAGCGTTTAATAAATTTTACACGTTGTATGAAGGCTATATATGAGATAAGTGTATTATATGGGAATGGTTTATTTAGCACGAGGGACAGGGAGGGTATGAGGTATTTGATGGAGTTATTAGGTGTGAAGCGTGTATATTTGTTAATGATATTGAGGGTATTAGAGGATTATGGTTTTTTAGAGAGGGTTAGGAGAGGGTTGTATAGGGTGAGTGATATATTGATGAAGGGGAAGTTTAGGTTAGTGATGAATTTTGAAAAGGTAGATATTAACAAAGTTGAGGATTAGTTTTTAGGAGTTAGGTTTATACATAGGAGTAACAAATATGCCTTAGATAAGGTATTTTTGTTATTTTTTTTATGTAGTTTTAGGTAATAATTTTTGCTAGAGTGAGATAATAGCAAATGAATACGTATCTGCTTGATAGATAAGGAATTAACGAAAAAAGTACCGAACCAGTAGTTCGTTAATAACGAACCAGTAGTTCGTTAATAACGAACCAATAGTTCGTTAATGAAGTTTTTTTCATATAAAAATAGTATATGTCCAAGCGAACAAGGAAGGTAATATATGAGCGTTTAGACACTACGAATGTAGGTGGAGGTAGTGTATTAGTGGAGCGTAGTAGTGTAGTGAAGCGTGTAGAGGTAGAAATGTTTGTGCAGTTATATGTGGAGGATATGAGTTGGTGTAGTTGTTTAGTGAATATTACAGATTATAGGCTATTATTCTATTTATTAGGAGAGGTCTATTATGGTAGTGATTTGGTGCATATTGTATTAAATAAACGTAATAAGGGTATAATAGGGGATATATTAGGTATTAGTATAAGGTGTGTAGAAAAAAGCATATATAATTTGGTATCTTGTAATGTTTTAATACGCATAGGTCGTGGAGTATATGCTATAAACCCTAAAATTATCTATAAGGGATATTACAAGGATAGAGGCAAGGTAATAGATTATGTATTTGATAATAGGTCTAATACATAATTTTTTTTATTATGTAATAGGGATAGAAAAATAAAAATTTTATATTTGTGTATAAAAAACGTGTTTGATATATGTTATTACCAAGACAGAACATATCAGAAAAGGACAAGAATAGGGATTGGTTAAAGGAGAATATAGATGCTATAAGGAATAGTTTTAATCATTATTATAGCAGGAGGGTAAAGGACTATTTAGTGTATAATATTTTGCAGGGTAATTTATCGGAAAAGAAGTTTGAGTATATTACAAAGGAGTTTGGGAAGGAGTATCCTGTAAAGTTAAAGAATTATCCTTTAATAAGACCTGTTTTGCAGGTAGCATTAGGGGAGGAGACGGAGCAGATATACAATTATCATATACGTAGGATAGATGAAGATGGGTTATTGTATAAGGAGTACAAGGTACATATAGAGTTAATGAAGTTTTTGTATAACGAGTTTGAGAAGGCATTAGCGGGTGCAAAGCAGATGGAGGTATTAGATGAGCGTAAGTTAAGGCAATTAAAAGAAAATATAGGGCGAGATTATTTAATGGAAGTAGAAATATTATGTGAGAAGTTATTAAAATATTTTGAGTTAAGTTTAGATTTTAAGGGGATAAGGACTGCTTTATTTGCGAGTATATTAGAAGTAGGTAAGTGTTTTTGGAGATATGAGGAAGGAAACTATAAAAGTAAGATAGGGATTAGGGTAATACCAAGTTACAATTTAGTATATTCTAACGAGGAAGGGATAGAAAACATAGCAGATAGCAATTGGATTTGTGAGCGTTTATATTTGACAAGGGAACAGATATTAGATAGATACCAAGATTATTTGACTGATGAAGATAAAGAAAAGCTAGATAGGCAATCAAATTACTATCTTACTAACGAGTATTATCATTTTGTAGAGATGGTAAAGAGTTATTATCAAGATTTAGGATACAATCCAAATTATTATTTGCAAGATACACAAGATAAGATAGAGGTGTATATTGGTCAATGGAAGAGCATATCTAAACGAATACTTGCTGAAATAGAAGGGAAATATGGTGTCAATTATGTAAAGCTATTAACAGAAAAAGATAATGTTAATAGAAAAACGATAAAGAGTAAAGAGAGCAGGTATATGCAAGAATTGTATGAGTTTGTTTGTATAGGTAGTGATATATATGTATGGGATAAGATAGGGAAGAGTAATATACAAATGCGTTCATTTAGCAATCCTTATTATGTCAAGTTGCATTATGGGGGATTAGAGTTTAAGATAGATAGTACAGGCGAGGAGTTTAGTTTAGTATATTATTTAAAGGATTTGCAAGAGTTGTATAATATCTTAAACTATCATAGAGAACGAATGATAGCTTTAAGTGGTGTAAAAGGGGTAATATATGATATATCGCAATTACCAAAAGGTTTAGAATTACACGATTTATTGTATTACAGAAAGTTAGGATTGTTAATAATAGATAGTTCATTAGGACAAGGGCAGTTTAATCAATTTCAAAGCTATAATGATAGTTTAGATGCAAGTATATCTGTAATAACGCAAATGTTAGAGGATATTAGAAATGAAGTAGATAGGATAAGTGGATTTAATAGGCAAAGGCAAGGACAAATGTTTCAAAAAGATTTAGTAGGGCAGATAGATAGAGCAATAAGGCAAGGAAGTTATGCCACAGCAGTATTATATTATTTTCAAAGCAAAGTATTTAGGGAAGTATTAGAAGGATTTTTGAATTATGCTAAACATTATTATTACATTCATAATGTTAATACGCCTTTAACGTATGTATTAGGAGATGGGAAACAGGAAATATTTAAGTTAAGTCAGGATTTCTTGCTTGCTGATTATGGTATATTTATGACGGACAATGTAAAAGAGAATAGGTATTTTGAGGAATTAAAAGGTATGTTAGGAAGTATGATGCAAAATCAAATGATGAAAGCAAGTGATGTAATTAGGTTATTAAAGGTAGATAGTATAAATGAGTTAGAAAGTAAGATATTATCAAAGATAGAGGAAGCAGAAAAGCAAATGGAAGCTATGAAGCAACAGCAAGCCAATCAACCTGACAAAGAAATGGAAATGAAGATGAAAGAGATGGAGATAAAACTGCAAATAGAACAGATGAAACTAAAAGAGATGAAAGAAATAAAGATGTTAGAGTTAGAGATAGCAAGGAATGAAAACTTACAGAAAGCACAATTAGAGAAAGAAAAGAATGAAATAGATAAAAAATATAAGCAAGAAATTTTGAAGTTAAAACAAGAGTTATTAAATTTGGAGAGAAAAGAATATGAGAATGCAGTGGCATTAGAGCAAAAAAGTAAAGAAACAATAAGAAGAAAAGAAATTAAAAATGTACTATGAAGTCAGAGCAATTTGATAACATTAAGCAGATAGAGTTAAGGACAAGGCGAATAATAGAACTACTAACCTCTATGAGTGGTTGTAATTGTTCTGCCGAGTTAAAGGCTATATTAGCAGAATTACAAGATATAGATAATAAATTAGTAGTTACTAATAGTACACTTGCAAACATATACAATTCGGTAGATGATGTTGAAAGTTTGATAACTACTACAAATACATACCTATCTAATATAGATACTAATATAGCTAATATAGATGCACTTCTTACTAACATAGATACAAACATACAAGATTTAGAGGTACTATTAACAAGTATAGACAATACTACTACTAATATGGATAGTACATTGTCTAATATAGATAGTACTTTAGTCAATATGGATAGCACTTTAACAGGTATTAGCACTATATTAAGTACAATACAAACAGATGTTGCAAGTATCAATGTATATATGGGAAATATAGATGCTAATATAGCATCTATATTATCTTATATAGCAAATATAGATACAAACGTAACAGGGATATACAATTTCATATCTTCGCCAAGTCCATTAAGTTTTCATAATATTTTGCAGTTTGATTACACTGCACCTTTTTTTGGAGCGACAAGTTCAGGAATTTATAGTGTAGCGTTTATATTTCATAGTGGAGGAGCTGGTACTATCAATGGGTTATTTTATGATGAGACTTTTCCACCAATAATATTTACGGCAAATAGTCAGCATAGACAAGCATTGCCAAGCATTAACTTTTCAGTAACTTCGGGTCAGTTAAGAATAATAGAAATGCAATACTAATTATGGGAATAGATTTAATTAGTGCAGGTGAGAAAATACCAAGTATAGGACGAACATTATTTGTAAGTGAAAATGGTAGTACAACGCTTACAAGAGCACAAGCATTAGGAAAGATAAATAAGCCTGTATCTTTGCAAAGGGCTTTTGATATTTGTCAAAATGGGGATTGTATACATATTTTTAATGGGGACTATAATGGAAGTTATACGTTAAGCAGTAGAAATGATATTTTCATATATTATGAAATAAATAATGATAATGTAATAAATAAAATATCTACTATAAATTTAGTTAGTTGTTCATATATAGATATTGTAGGAGGAGGTAATAACGGCTATATTTTAAATCTTAACGCTACAAATTGCAGTGGATATTTATCTATTAAAAGTGTTCTTATTGGTTTTACACTTACAATAAATACTTCAAGCACTTTACATTTATTTGCAAAGAGTTCTTTAATACAAGGATATAATATTTCAGCGGCTTATGGAAGTAGAGCCGATATAAGTGAATGTACTACGTATACTAATATGCCTGCAATAAGCACAGGATATTTTATACATTTTTACAACTATAAGACACGCAAACTTATTGCCAGAATAAATAGCGGAAAAGTTGTTTTTGATAATTGTATTTTAGGAGAAAAAACGACGTTATATTATCATAGATTTGATAGTTCAAGTGGAAGTGCAGGAACAACAGAAATAAGCTATAAAAATTGTATAATACACAATACATTGCCAAGTGTTTGCGATAGCACTAATCCTAACATTACAAGACTTGAAATGCAAAATTGTGTGCTATTGCAACATATTACAAGTGGTCGTATCCCTGATAGTTACAATGGTATTATTATAGATAGTAATTTAATTCCAGGTAATTTTCTATAATATATGAAAAACCTATTTAATTCAAGCAGTATGATAATGTATAGTGTATTAGGTATCATAGTATCTATTACTATACGTGTAATGGTATTTAATATGCAAGATGAAAAGATAAATGTCATACTAGATATTTATGATTGGTCTATAACAGATATATTTTCTTTATGTCTATTATATGTTTCATTAGGCATATTTGTATTTATGATATTTAAATGGGTAGCTATTAAAATATTTAAGTTATGATATTTAATATTTCAAATTCTTATTTGCAATACAATGCAAGAGAAATAAAGAGAGAAGCAAAAGAGGTATTTTTCACCTTTCATGCAAGAGAGAAATTTGTAAGTTTGGTATTAGAAGTTTTGCATTATTATCTTGATGATGAAGGCAATAAAGTATATTTGCCAAATTTAGATTATGCAAGACAGCTAATAGCTACTAACAATAGTTTAGTGTATAGCGATAATGGGGATTATGTTGAATGGGAAGAGGTGGAAGAAGTAATGGAAGAGAATGGAGAAACAATTACATATAAGAAAAAAATCCCTAAACAAAGAGAAGGAGCAAGTATTGTAGGGGAATACACTTTTTTTGAATTTTTAAGAAATAGTACAATATCTATCAATCATTTAATAGCTAATATAGTTACAAGGGCTGATAACTTAAAAATGTTAGACTAATGTCAAGACATTATTTAACAAGACAAGTATTTGTAGATGATGAACCTTTTATTAAGCGTGTAGATACTGCTAATGCAGATGTAGTACGTATGCCTAATAAGACAGATGCTCAAATACTTTCTATTGTCCCACAAATAGGAGATATGGTCTATAATACTACGACGAACAAGTTGCAGTATAGGGACAATATTAGTTGGAGGAATATAGCTGCCGAAGGATATGTAGAAGCTAATTTAAGAAATTGGGTAACAGAAAATTTTGTTGGTAATGCAGTAGGTTCTGCATTACAATTTCTTACAAGTACCGCTTCTGGTGGGACGGTAGTGCAAGAGCTATTTGAAGAGCAACCTAATTTTAATAGTACATTACCTTTGGGTCGTTTAGGCATAACACGCTTAAATATAACTACTACTGCTTCGTCAAGGGCAGGCTTTTATAATAGTAGTGGAATTAGATTATACGATAGTGTTAATTTTGGATACTATGTAGAAGTAGCTTTTGTAAATGGATTGATAAATGTTGCAACGGACAATGTGTTTCAAGCGGTGGGTTTTTTGCAAACTTTTGCAGCTATTACTGCTAATGGTATCTTTTTCAGATGCCCTCGTGTAGGGGAAAGTAGCTTTATGAAATTTATAGTTCGCATAGGAGGTTCGGATTTATTAGTATTAGATACTACTGTACCTTTTGATAGCACTGATAATAGATATGTAAGATTAGGAATAGAAAAGAGAAATACAAGTTTGTATATTTATTGTTCAGATGGTACAACAACTTACGAAAATACATTTCCTAATTTTTTTGTTACGTATCCTGCCTTAGCGACTTTGAATATGAGCTTTGGTGCATTGCTTGCAAGAAGTGGCACACAACCTACACCGCTTGTAAGAAGCATAAAAGTAGATAGGGTAGAATGTATATTAAAATCTCATTTTATTTAATATGTTTTTTAAAGAAGGAGACATAGTATTATTTGGAGGTAGTAGTGGTTTAATGGGGAAATTAGTGCGTTATTTTGATAATGCAGAATACACGCATATAGGGATATGTATATCTATTAGTCAAGAGATATTTATATTAGATATGTGGAGCAAAGGTATAGAAATAGTACCTATTGAAAAGAGATTAGATGTATATCCTAAACAGCTTATTATTAGACCCAAAGATGTACATATTATACCATTTGCTATTAAAAGTATGCTATGGTATTGGCAGGGGAATAGACATATAGGATATGATTATTTTTTATTATTGAGAATAGCTATTGCTAAAAAATTAGGATTAGATTTTCTTTTTATAGGCAAAGAGCATAGATTTATATGTAGTGAGTTAGTACAAAAATATGCAAATTATTTTTGTACAGATTGGGAAGATATAAGTTTAATTACACCGCAAGATTTTGTAAGAAAGCAAAGTTCAAAGTTTTTGTACTTATGATGATGATAAAAGAAAAGCAATATGAAGCAATGCTAAATGCGATTATCTGTACATCAATCTTAATTGAAAGTATAGATGTATTACAAGAAACATATTTGTTTAAGCAAGACTTAAAACATAAAGCAAAGGCTTTCTTAAAAGAGTTAGAAAGAGTAATAAAGACTTTTTATGATTTGGAAGGCAAAGTAAATAAAATAGATTGGGAAGCAGAAAGTCAGTATTATGAACTAATCAAACATTCTGAAAAGCTATTAAAAGAGTTTAAGGAATTTATATTACAAAAGAATAGTGATTATGAAAATTAACTATACTAATTTTTTTTTAATACTTGTTTCTTTTTTATTTTTAATATTCTTATATTTGTACTATACAAAAGATAAGACTTACAAAGAGTTATTAGAGATAGTAAAAAAGAAAGATAAGTATATCAAATTATTGGAAAAGGAAAATATAATGCTTGAAAATAAAGTTTATACATTAGAGTTATCTTTGAAAGATAGTATATTGTATAAAATTATTGAACGTGAAAAAGGTGAAGTTGAAAAGGCAATAGAATGGTTCAAGTAAAAACTATCATATTATTAGGATTTATTTTTCTATCTAATACATTATATTCGCAATTGTATTGCTGTGATAGCTTAAAAAAAGCTATGTATTATGGTAAAATTTTAGTACGTAATATAGAGTATAGAGATAGCCTGCTTAATATACGTGCTAAAATTATAGGTCTATTAGAGGATAAAAATAGTTTGCTATTAGATAGTATAAAAAGCTCAAACAATATCATAACAAAATTAAATAGTGTAATATCTGATAAAGAAAACACTATACTATATCAAGAAAAAAAAATCAAGAATATACGCAAAAAAAATTTTATCTTAATAGTTGTTATCATTGGTTTAACCTTAATAGCTTTATAGTTTATGAACGGATTACGTAAATTTTGGGATTTGCTTACTGCTGATGAATTACACTTGCTTAAAGAAACAGGATTTTCTGTTAATTTTTCTACAAGCATAGAGCTATTCTTTGTAGATAGCAATAATGCTAAAAACCAAATCTTCTTTATCATAGAAAACGACGATAAAAGAGATTTTGTTATTTCAGACAAAGAAGGTAATAAATATTCTTATAGTTCTTTCAAAGAAAAAACATATGAATTTTTATTAAGTATTAAGAAAGAAGCTACTGAAAAAGAAAAGTTTGTAAAAAAGCTAATGACTTTGGAAGAAGAAACAGAAAACTCACAAGAAGAAAAAGCAAGTGAAAAACCAAAAACGAAAGCAAGTAAAAAGAAATAATATGGCAGAGTTTAAGCCTTTTTTCCCGCACATTCTTCGTTGGGAAGGTGGTTATGCAGACTATAAAGAAGATCCAGGGGGTTGTACTAAATATGGTATTACTATTCACACGTGGAAAATATTTGGTTACGACAAAAATGGAGATGGAAATATTACTTGCGAAGATGTAAAGCATATTACCGAAAAGGACGCTGAAGCGATTTATGAGCGTCAGTTTTGGTATGCTAATAATATGCAGCTAATAGAAAATCAAAAACTTGCTGAACTGATATGCGATTGGTGCATCAATAGCGGAGCAGGAATAGCTATTATCAGAGTACAAAGGATACTTAATGATTTAGGCGAAAAATTAGTTGCTGATGGGATTTGTGGAATTAGAACTATTACTGCTATCAATAAATATAGTAAAGAACTTTACAAAAGAGTGTGGTTAGCAAGAGAGCAGTTTTATAGAGATATAGTAAAAAGAAATCCTGCAATGAGTATATTTTTGAAAGGCTGGCTAAATAGATTAAATTCATTCCCAAAAGAAATATGATATGGAAACTAATACTATATTAAACATTATCACTGTTGTTTTATCTGTTATTTTTTCTATAACGTCAGCATATATTATTATGAGAGAAAGACTTTTGAAATTAGAAATTAAATCAGAAGTTTTATCAAAAGAATTAGAAAAAACAAATGCATATGTAGGCAAAGAAATTTCAAATATAAAAGAAATTCACGACGAATTAGAAGAGAAAATCTATAATAGATTTGATAATGTAGAAAAGATATTACAAGAAATTATGTTAAAGTTAGAACGTAATAGTGTAAGGTAATATGAACTTTGATATAAGAAATATTTACAGACATAAGACTTCTTCATTTATAGCAGTCTTGTTTATTATTGTAGCTTCATTATATTTTGTCTATGATGAAAAAGCAACGTTTGCTGAAATTACTGCTTTTTTAGTACCTATTATCAGTTTGTTATTATACGGTAATAGCAA